TAAAGCTGTATCACTTAATGCTCTATCTGTTTGCAATATTGAACTTGGTTTTGCGCCATTTGAAAAAAATGTCGAACCAAATTGTTCTAAACTTTCTGACCATTTTAAAGCTTTAGCACATTGATCGATAGGACTTATTCCAGTAAAACCATCATCAGTTATTGTTTTAAAATGTAAAACATCAGCAGAATCAAGAACACCGCTTTCTGTTTGATAATATAATTGATTGTCATTTATAACAACATTTACTATTTCCGGATCTAAACATATTAATTCAACTGGAGTTCCAGAATTATTTCTTACAATTTTAACATATGCATTTCCTTCTGTACAAATGCTAAGCATAATAAACTCAAAGAAAGTTATTTTATTTTGATAATAATTTGGCTTAAATTTTACAAGTTTGTAAATAGGACTTCTTGTATCTTCTAATTTGTCACCATTAGCTTGTTTAGTATAAACAGAAATTGGTAATGATGAAACAGATTCTGCAAGCAATCTGATTGCACACCAAACAGATGTTAGCGTTAAAGCTTTATCTGTATCGAAAACATTTGCATCTGGAAAAATTGTGTTAAGAGATAAATCTCTTTTTTGAGTTTTAGGAGGAATGAATACGTTTGTAATTCTTTCTAGTAAAGTCAATGTGAAATTATTATTTTCACAATAATACAATACAATTCATTTTTAAAAAAACAAACTAAAGATTATTTTTTAACATTTTATAAAACTAAAATATCTCTTTCATCATAAACGCTATCACTACTTTCAGTTGTTAGGTGACAACCTAAAGCCATTACTAAAGCAATTATTGGATCAACCTTTTCTTTTGATTTGTTTTTTGCTATCTTAATATTTCCAGCTGGATCCTCTTGCAAAGCAACATTACTCATACACCAGTTAATGCATGGATTGTTATTGTGAATGATATTTTTTGCTAATATCTCAGCCTCTAAAGTTTTAGTTGGCATTGACATTGAAACAAAACCTTGTCCAAAAGGATCCATGTTCGCCCCATCATTTTGCAAATCAATTACTAACTGACTAGCGTTCCACCTATCATAACAAATGGATTGTATTCTATATTTTTTTGATAGTTCATTTATCTTTGCTCTTATAAAATTATAATCAGCAACATCACCACTTGTTCCATAAATATGACCATCTCTTAGCCATGCAACATAGTCAACCCCATCTCTTTCACTTCTTTTCTTTGCATTTTCCTCTGGAATAAATATGTATGGAATAAAAACAAAATTGCCATCAACATTAAATAATAAAACAAATGCAGTTAAATCTCTTGTAGATGCTAAGTCAAGACCACCCCAACATTCTTTCCCCTCTAAAATACTATAATCAAAATCTTGATGACATGCATTCCATTCACCAGATGTAAGCCATGCACTATGTGAATCAGTCCATTGATTTAACATTAAACGCCTAAATGTATTTTGATAAGATGGAACATCAACAGCTCTTTGGCTTTCCCTTTGCATATATTCTTTTTTTAAACTAATGCCATAATTTGGATTTGCTTTTTTCCATGTTGATTCCAAAGTTATATCGTCATCATTATCTGATTCATATATAACAGAATAAAAACTTTCATCTTTTATAGTTCCTTCTAAAACTTTTTTTGCGTAAGTATATATCTCATAACATATTGATTGTTTATCATAACCAGCTGTTGTAATTGCAATTGTCAATGGCTGCCTTCTTGATCCAGTTGATGTTGTTAATGTGTCCCACAAATCTCTATTTGGCTGAGTATGTAATTCATCAAAGATTATGCAGTTAGCATTAAAGCCATGTTTTGTTTTTGAATCTGAACTTATGGCTTGATAAAAATTTCCTTTAGATTCATTTACTATTGAGTTTCTATATGCTTTTCCTCTCAAAGAAAGTTCAGCGTTTTGTTGCAACATTCCTTTTGCAATTTCAAAAACTATACCAGCTTGACTTCTATCACCAGCCGCACTATAAACTTCACTCCCTCTTTCCTCATCTGCAAATAACATATACAATCCAATGGCTGCACATAAAGTTGACTTGCCATTTTTTCTTGGCACTTCAATAAATACAGTTCTATATTTTCTAAGATTTGTTTCTTTATTTTTCCAACCAAATATATCTCCTACAATTTTACTTTGCCATTTTTCTAATTTTAATGGCTGACCAGTAAGCTCACCTTTTGTGTGAGTTATAAAAGTTTCTATAAAGCCAATTGCTCTTTCAGCTGATTTTTTATCAAAGTAATATTTACTCAAAGTAATTGTTTATTTGTGTGTTATTATTTATTGTTGGGGCATTTATACTTGCTCTAGCAACTGGAGTTAATCCAAATTGTGTAGCTAATTTTAAAGCAGCATTCAAAGCATCTTTTGCAATTTTTTGATATGGAACAGCTTGTGCATGTTTTAACGTTCCATCACTATTTTTAAAAACTTGTATCCTACCTTTTTCTCTAAGCAATTTTTCTGTTTCTATATATAAACTAATTTCATTACAATATGCCTCAATCAATCTCAAGTCAATATTGTGTAACATTTTTAAATTAAATAATTGTGTAGTTATTTTATACCATTCTTGAACACCTATTTCAGATAATAATTCTGGTGGCTCTGGCAAATTTAAAACAAGATCAGCTGTCATTTCATTTTCAAGAACTCTATCAGCTCTTTCTGTTCCTTGCATTTTTTTTAAAATAGTTGGTTTCTTTTTTCTACCTTTACTCATTTTTATTATATTTGTATCATTAAGAATACTTGTTAAAAAAGATTTCTTGATAAGTTCTGAAAAAGCCAATACATAGTGTTGGTTTTTTTAGTTTATCTTTTTAGCTTTTAGTCCAGTAAATTGTTCCCACCTTTCTATTATAACATCACAGTACTTTTCATCTAACTCCATACCATAACATTTCCTATTTAATTTTTCAGCTGCAATTAGTGTTGATCCGCTTCCAAGAAAAAAGTCTAATACTATGTCTTTTATTTTACTACTATTATTTAATGCTCTTTCTGCTAAAGCAATTGGTTTTTGTGTTGGATGTAATTTATTTTTATTATCATTTTTTAATTCCCATATAGTTTTTTCATCTGTTGGTCCATACCATTTTATTGATTTGCCTTTTTTATGACCATATATACATGGCTCGTAATTTGGTATATATTGCGCCATAAAAGCTCCTAATCCACTTTTGATCTTATACCAACATATAATTGCTCTTACTGATATTTCAGATTCTTCTATACCTTTAAATGTTTCAATTGATTTTCCACTTGCATACCATATATAAAACGGACAAGTATCTTTTGTAAATATTAAAGATGTAACTAAACTATCTTTAAATAAATTTGACAAATCTAAACCTTCTAATTTATCATTTTTAATTCCTTTTCTTTTTTCTTTATTATGACCGCCTTCATAACTAACTCCATAAGGAGGATCAGTAAACACCATATCAGCTTTTTCTCCATTCATTAATTTAGCAACATCATCTGAGCTTGTGCTATCGCCACACATAATTCTGTGTTCTCCAAGTTGCCAAATATCACCACGCTTAACTTTGCTTTCTTTTGCCTCGGGTATTTCATCATCATCAATTAATCCATCAGCTGTTGTTTCTTCTTTATCAAATAATTCATCTGGAGTAAAACCCCACTCAGTCAATTCCTCATAATCAAAAAATTCTTTTACTAATTCATCATCAAAACTTCCACCATTTTTATTTAGCCTGATATTTAATTCTCTTTCTTTATCTAATGTTAAATCTAACTCATTACAATCAATTTCTGTATTTCCTAAGTCAGCCCAAACTCTTAATCTTTGATGGCCACCAATAACTATGTTTTTTCTTTCTTTATTTATATTTATAATAATCGGATCAACCAAACCAAATCTTGTAAGGCTATCTTTTAAATCTTGCTCTTGTACTTTATTAATTTTTCTTGGATTGTATTCAGCTGCAATCAATTCTGTTATTTTTCTTTTTACTATTTTCATTTTATTTTTTATTTAGTGTTGGCTCTGTTCTTATTAAATATGGAACACCAAACTCTTTTTCAACTTCAATCATATAACTTCCGCATTCACATTCAGCCTCTCTTGTTCTAACTTTTCCATCTACTATTTCAAGAGTAGCTTTTTCTAAATTTTTTTTTGCATTACAATTTTTACAATAATATTTAAACATAATTTTTTGGTTTTAGTTTGAACTTAAACTGATATTGATACCCATATGTCCAATTTTGGCAACGATATCGATAAAC